GTCCTGCGCCGAAGGGTTATCGTTGATTTATAAGTTAATTGTTATATTGGCAGGGCGGACTAAGATTTTCTTCAAGAGATGCTGGAACCGGTGTTTAAGCTGAATTACGAAACTCTCACTTGCAAGATTCATCTCAGCCTACGTGGTCAAAAAGACAAAAAGGGCAAGTTTGACTGGTCTGGCGCCGTCTTGGATGCAGGGATTATTAGCGGTATCACGTTCTTTACGGGGCTGGGCACTTTGGCTTCTAGCGCCGCTATTTCTCCTACGAGCATTTGCGTGCTGCTTAGTGCGGTTGGAGCTGAGTTTCTGGGAATCCTTGCGACTAAGCGTGGGCTAGTGCAAAAAGTTTAGGAGCGTTCGGAAATTGGAAGTTAAGACGACTTTGCGTGTACCTGACTTCATGAAGCCTATTCTTGAAGACATTAGGCTTTTGCGCTCAGATGGCAACAACCCAAACAGAATGACGAACAAGCAAAAAGAGGAACTGTGGAAAAGCTTAGAGGAGTTTGGCTGGACTGACCCCATCCTAACAAACCAAGACGGTGTTTATGCTGATGGGGAGCAACGGGTTTCTGTCTGCATTGCCCATGGAGAGTTTTGGGCGCCTGTTTTCCGCATGGAAGTCTCGGAGGTGCAGCGGCGCCGTCTGCGGTTGATTGCTAACGAGTTGAAGGGAAAGCATAACAAGGAGCTTGAAGAGGCAGAGTGGCAGCGGATTATCGAGTTGGGGCAACGTGAGCAGTTGGTATCTTTCCTTGATTCGATGGGGGAAAAGCTGCCTGAAACGTTAAGGGATGAACACGAGAAGGTTTCCATTATCCCTGAGACTTACGAGTTAATTGTGGAATGCAAGGATGAAAACGACCAGAAAGCCAAATTCGAGGAGTTGCAGGCGAAGAGTTGGAAGGTGCGGATTCTTAATCTTTAGGAGGCTATGTCGTGGATTTTGATTTTACGCACAGGTGGCAGGCGGGCAATTCTTTCCGTGAGGAAGCCGTTAAAGGCACCTATGACCTCAAGGATGTTAAGTTGGAGAAACGTATCCGCGGAAGTATTCCGATTGAAAACTTGAAATGGCAGGTTGGCGTAGTTGTCGGGTCTAGTGGGAGCGGGAAAACAAGCATTGCCCGCCGTCTATGGCCTACTGCTTACTTTGCTGATTTGCGGGAGCGCTACAAAGAAACCTGTTTTCTCAACGATTTCCCCGCGGAACTTAGTATCAAAGACATCGAAACCGCTCTATGCAGTAGCGGATTCAGCGAGCCTCCGTCTTGGCTGAAAAGCTACGGGGTGCTGAGTCAAGGGCAGAAAATGCGTGTGGACGTTGCCCATGCGCTTTGTCTTCCTCAAAACTTGGCGGTCTTCGATGAGTTCACAAGCACCGTTGACCGTACCGTCGCCCAAATTGGCAGTTATGCGATTAGCCGTGCCGTCCGCAAGCAGTCAGGTAAGCAGTTTATCGCGGTGACCTGTCACTTTGATGTGCTGGATTGGCTTGAGCCTGACTGGGTTTATGATGTGGACGCTAACGTTTTCTGGGATTACACGGGCACTCTGCCGGAGCAAGTGACGGCTTTTGGGACTCAAGTTAGGAGTGTAAAAAAAAACGACGTCACCCGCCAATCGTCTTATCAGTGCATAGGTGCAACCTTGCCATGTGGCAGGTGTTTAGGCAACATCACTATCTAAACACGGAAAGGCTGAGCGCTGGAGTGCGGTGTTATGTCGCCAAATATGGGGATAAGCCCATTGCGTTTATTGCGATAGTTAATGTGCACATGAAGGTTCAGTATTATCGAGTCAGTAGGCTTGTTGTTCTGCCCGATTATCAAGGTATTGGCGTGGGTAAGCGATTGCTGGATTTTATGGCGGACCTCTATGCACGGCAGACTAAGCGTCCTTTCTATATTGTAACCAGCAATCCTCAGCTTGCACGTGGCTTAGCGAGTTGGAAGGTTAAGCGTTTTGGGCATGGCAGTTGGGGGAGAAGCAACACGAGAATAAATCGGGGGCTCATTAAGGCGAACAGTAGAGAGCGCTTGACAGTTACGCTAGAGTATATTCCAACAATAGGAGTAACTAAATCATGAACTCTTCTGTTTTTTGGTTTCTTGGACAATTTTGTCCAAAAATGGGGGGTACCCTATGAACTCTGAGTTGTTTAAGCGCCGCCAAAGGATGCTTAGGTTATTGGCTGTTGGTAACTCGCTGAGCGCTATTGTGCAGACATTAAGTGCTGAGTTCCATGTTAGTGAATGGGTAATTTACAAAGACCATAAAAGGATGAAAACTTGGGTTCATGCTTTCGAACAAGACGAAGCCTTAGCGTCTATTCTGCGGGCGCGGTTAGACTTCTTAAATCGTGAGGCCATGGGTCTTCTAACTGAGAGCGATGACAAAAAACCGCTAAGTGCCAAAGACAAGTTTGTGAAAATTGGTGCTCTAAACACCGCGCTAAAAATTACTGTTGAGCAGATTAAGGTGGGGCAGGAACTTGGGTTGATTGAGAAAAAACCTGAAGTTATTCAGTCCGCGGTTAGTTTGTCTATGCCGTTTGAGGCGTCGCCTGAAATCAAGACTGCTTACGCCAAGTTTGCCGAGGAGCAAAGGGCTGAGAAGGATGCCGCAACAGAAACTAAACCTGACGCCGGGCTTTGATTTTCTGCGGTACTGTCCGCATCCTGCGCAGCTTCCTTTTCACGCGGGTAAAGGCATCTATAGCCAAAGGGCTTGCCTCTGCGGGACGGGTTCGGGCAAGACAAAAGCTGGGTTGGCTGAGGATGTCCGTTGGGCACTGGATTATCCTGGTAGTGTTGGCTTCATTTTTGAGCCGTCTTACCCGATGATGAAGCGCATACTCTTTCCTACGTTGGAGAGCAAAGATTTCTTCGGTTGCCCTTATCCGTTCACGCAGAATCCTTACGTGGCGAGTTTTAGTCGTGAGGATATGCGGTTGGATTGGTTTAACGGTAGTCAATGGTGGTTTGTTTCGCTTGAGAATGCTGAGAGAGCAGAAGGTCCTAACATTGATTATGCGCATATTGACGAGGCGCGGCTTGTCCGTCACTTTGATACTGCATGGTTGACGGTGGTTAGACGTCTGCGTAAGAGTGGCCGCTGTATGGTTCCGATTCAGCCGGGCATTTGGCTTACAACAACAACCGATTCACCGGGCAGCCCCTTGTATAATGTCACGGAGAACCCTGAGACTAATTCGCCTGACATGCGGATTTACCGTTGGAGCATCTTTGAGAACCCAACCTTGCCTAAGGAGTTCTTGACTGAGATTGTGCGGACTCATACTGGCGGCTTAGCTGACCGCTTTATCTACGGCAAATTCGCCACCGTCGCCGCAGGTAGCTTGCCTTTTGACTCTTCCAAACATATTCGCGGACTAGATAAAGCGTTGATTGATAAGGTCAGCTTTGGCGTTGACTTTGGTTGGAGTGCGCCTTCGGCGATTGTTGTGAACTGTTTTGACCCTGACGGCAGAGCCTACGCCGTGGATGAATTCTATAAGCGGGAGACTACAGATGAAGAGTTAGCCCAGGCAGCTAAGGACCTGCAAGAGACGTGGGGTGAGGGAACGTTTTGGTGTGATGCCCGTTTTCCTCAGTCGATTTTGAAGCTTTGCCGAGCAGGCTTAGACGCTAAACCCTACACTTTCAAACGTGAAGATGGGCTGAGGGAACTTGGAAGTCGCCTAACGCCTGCGAGTGACGGGAAGCCCCGCCAATTTGTAAGCAAACGCTGTGTCAACCTCATCAGCGAATTGTTGGAGTATCGGGAAGATGTGAAGGAAAATGACCATGCGACTGATGCTTTGCGGTATAGTTTGCCGCTTGAGCAGGAAGAAAAGCCATTTTTGTACGTGGTTCGGCGTTGAGGCTATAAGTTAATTCTTATAAGGGCTGTTTTATGATAGGGTTATTTTGTGTAGGCAGCTCTGGGGAAAGCGGTAAGCCTTCGAATACCTCTCCCCGGGGCTGGCAGGGCTTGCTGCTTTTCCCCATGGGTTGACAACCGAAAAGGGCTATGTTAAGTGGCGCGTCATCCTGACTTCGAGAAAATCTATGCGACTTTTATGCAGCACTACAGCAAGGACCCTAAACTCGGCGAAGAGCGTTATCAGCAGTGGCTTAAAGATTCTGGCTTAGATGAGACAAAGGGCTACTATGAGCAAGGCGCTGAACGTGCCCAAAATAGGCAGTCTTTTGCTTGGGCTGACTTTTTGCTGCAATTCGTGAAGGAAGATAAGGATGCCAAATACTACGAAGTTGAAGCCCTATTTCCTGTTGAAAGTATGAACAAGGACTCGCCGCCCTTCACCCGTGACGAGGTTTTGCAAGCTGCCCGGTCGTTGACTGGAAAACCGAGCGACCTTAACCACGACCAATCCCAGATGCTTGAGGGCGTTGAGATTGTAGCTGCGCAGTTTGAGGATGACTGCGTTGAATGCTTAGTCCGTGTCCCTAAAAACTCGCCGTTAAACGGTATGATTGAGCGTAAAGAAATCGTCAGCGTAAGCATCGAGGGCGAGTGGAGTCATGGGCTACCCGGTCAGGGACTCGTACTAACTGGCTTGGGCTGGCTGACTAAGAAAACAACTTTGCCCGGTATTCCGTTGACTCGTATTGTTCCTGTGGAGCAACTTGTCGAGAGCTTTGAGGTTAAAACCCAAGTTTTGCAATGCTTTAAAGCGGGTCACAAAGGCAAGGTCAAGCTGGAAGCTCAGCAAGGCGATGGCGTTCCTGCCTGCGCTATTTGCGGTCAACCCGCCGATTTTATAGTGAGCATCTGCCAAAGTTGCCTCGATAAGGCGGGTGGAACGGCTCAGCAGTTGGACGTTCAAGTCGCGGGCGAATACTTTTTGGGGTTCATGCAAGACCCTAACCTGTTTTTGCCTGAGCACTTTCGAACCGTTTGGCTAGACCAAGCAAACGGAATCTTAGCTGTGATGGCTAAGACGCGGGTTGACCCTGCAGTCGAGCGGTGCCAAGAGATTCTTTTCCTAAAGTCCAAGTGGCAGCCCAATACGGTTGCTGATTGGCTTAAGATTCACCCAGATTACGCCGTATCGGCGGGGTCGGGTGTTCCAAGTAACGAAGGTGAAAAATTGGACAAAGAAGAACTCAAAAAACTCGTACAAGATGGAGTCAAAGAAGGACTCAAAGAAGCTGGCGTAACAGAAGCTGAATGGGATACCAACTACATTAACAACCTGCCCGACGATTGCTTTGCCTACATCGAGGCTGGCGGACAGAAAGACGACCAAGGCAAAACTACACCTAGAAGTCTAAGACATCTGCCATACAAGAACGCTGAGGGCAGCTTAGACGCCGACCATGTGCGGAATGCTTTGGCTCGGCTAGACCAAACCGAGATTTCTGCTGATGCAAAGAAAGCGGCCATGAAGAAACTTTGCGCGGCTGCAGGTGAACTCAAGATTGAAAGCGCAGTCTGTAACCTCGATGGTGCAGCCGAACGCCTTCAGGGTGAACTCACCCAAACCAAAGAAAAGCTAACGCAGACAGAAGCCAAACTCACCGAAGCCAACAACGCCGTTGAGAAGCTTAAGCGACTTATGCCCGGTGTTGATTTACTGGCGAATCCGCCAAAGTTGATGCCGGTCTCTGAGACTTTGGAGCGGCTGGGACGCTGCGATTTCCCGCCGATGATAGAGCGGATTTCGCTTGGCAATCGGGTGCAGGCTCAGAAGGTCCGCAAAGAAATCTTCGAAGTTAAACAAAAATACGGTGTTGCATAGATGGCTAAGGAAAAGAGTTTCTATGACCAAAGCAAAAGCCGAACCCTCGATAATGCAGAGTTGGCCGCTTGGCTACGCTCCATCGAGGACTGCTTAAACAACAAGGGAACTGCATAATGGCAGCCCTTTTTTCGCTCACTTTTGTGGGAGCCGGTACCAAAAGACGAATTTTGGGAAAGCTGAGAAACTTGGGAAGGTCGATTTAAATGGCTGATAATACTGGCAAGGTATGGATGGCTATTGGCGAGACAGACGACCCTAACGCTGAAATTGAATCTTTCATTGCTGCCGTTGCAATCACCAAAGGCGATCCAGTGTATTTGAGTGCAGATGAGCAAGTATCTTCTGCGGCTGCCGCTCAAAACTGCATTGGAATTGCTGTTAAAACTACCGCTCAAGGCGACCCCTGTCCTGTCCTAACTGCAGGCAGAGTCAAGGTTAAAGCCGGCGCCGCCATTTCACGAGGACAAGCGGTTCAAGGTGCAGATGCTTCTAAACGGGTCATAGCTTTGGCTGACCAAGCAGTCGCTGAAGGCGGCTCTGCTAACTATACGATTTACTATAATCGTAAGTTGGGCGAGGCGTTGGATGTTGCTGCCGCTGCTAATGACTTGATTTTCATCAAGCTCGGAGGTAGCTAAACTTGAAACCTAAACTATTCGAGTCAGTAATGCAGAAACAGGACGAGCAACGCGCACTCTACGAGAAACTTAAGCAAAGCACTTCCTCGGCGTTCTTCCAGCGCTATATCGCTATGGGTATCAAACAAGGCCTGTTCAGCGATGGCGCAGGCGCATTAGGTAAGATGCACGACACACTAGTGGAAGCGGCATATCCTGAACTCATCGGTAGAAACATCATCAATGTTATGCCGACAACAGAAGAGATGGAACGTTTTCCACTTGATGTTGACGCGGTAGCTTACCGCTATGCTGAAGGCGCCATGACACGACTAAGCGGTAAAAAGAGTACAACCGTCGATATTCAGACAAACAAGCTCACTGATTCTTCGGAAGAATGGACTCAAGAATTTGTCGAAGCTGCCACCTGGAACGTCATGGACAACATGATTAACAAAGTCGGCAGAGCCTTAGGCGTACAAGAAACCAACGACATCATTGCATTATACGCTGCAATCGCAGACGCAGACTTGGCAGGCGGTGCTCCAATAGCTGGCGGCGGTACAGTGCTTAGTTGGGCTGGTCTTTTGTCTCTGCATAACGCTGTTCGAGGCGCAAACTGGCGTCCTACCGTTCTGGCAATCAGTGAAACACAGCTTCATCAACTGCTCAATGATGACAAATTCGTTAACTCTCTGTATCTGCCTAGCAATGAAACGGACCTCGCTCAGGGTTCCATCGGTAGTGTACTCGGCATGAAGGTGCAAGCAAGCACTCTAGTGCCTAATGGTACTGCTTACGCGATTGATACCCGCGTCGCTTCTGTTATGTTGCTACGCCGAGACATCGCAGTCAAGGACTGGGAGAGCGTCAAGGAAGGTAAATACGGCGTCCGCGCTACTACTCGCTACGGCTTAGGCATCCTGCGAAGCAATGCTGTTGCCAAAATGACCAACATAAAGCAGACTCTGACTTAACCGCTGCTGAACCTATCTTTCTTTTCTTCCCCTTTTTTGGGTTAAACAAAAAACTATTTGAGGCTTAAACCATGAGTTCCGTACTTAAAAAAATTCAAGAAATGCTGACTCGTGCGCCAACCTCTGGCGTGGCAACACCAAATAGTAGAGCATTCTTTGACACTTCTAGTATTCCGCTTGCCGACGTCATGAAACTTTACGAGCGCGACCCAACATGCAAAAGCAGTATAGACCTACTGGCCGCTTCCACGGTCGGCATAGGCTTCTACACAACAGTAAATGAAAACTATGAGAAGGCTAAAGAAGCCAAAGCCGTCGTTGACAAGTTCTGCGAAGATGTCAATTTGGATGGTTTGCTTAATGATATGGCTAAGCCGCTGATTGGCTGCGGGAACGATTTTTGGCTTAAACTAAAGCCTGATAAACTCACGGATACTCTGCGCATGCCCATCGACGCAGTGCAGCGAATCGGACTCAGCAAGGTAGAGACCTTACAACTGCCCTATAAAGTCACAGACTATCAACTCAAAAGCACCTACGGCGGTAGCTCAGGAAACGAACTTAAGCCTGATGCTGTGATTCATTGGCGGCTAAATAGCGATGGCACGTCGGGCTTTGGGGTTGGTCTGCTTCAGGTGCTTTTGCATACGTTGCAGGTTGGTTCGGATGATAAAAAGCGCCCGGCTGTTGCTTGGATGAAAGCCAAAATCGAGCGCATCATGCCCAAGATTTTTGAGAAGTACGCGGGACCGGACGTTTTGGCAAGCTTGGAGAACGTCGATGAGGAAACCTGCAAAAAGTTTGAGCAGGCCATCAAAAACCGCGATGAAGAGGGCACATGGCTTTTCTATAACAAGAAAATCGACCTTAAGCCTGTGACGATTGACCCGCGCATGGGTTTCGCCTATTACGTCGACCATATCATTAATCAGTTCTATCTAGGTTGCGAAACGCCCTTACCTCGGCTTTTTAGCACTCCTGGGTTCACCGAGGCATCCGCTAACGCCGCTTTAGACCTCCAAGATATGCTCATAAAACCTGTTCAACGCTACGTTAAACGTCAGACCGAGCGGGAGATTTTTGCCGTAGTGCTTGCCCAGAACGACTTTGACCCGGTAAAGGCTCAGGTTCGATTAAACTGGAACGCAAGCAAGGCACCTCAGCCTAACATGGCGGACATTCTAAAAGCTGCGGAGCTGGGGATTATTCGGGCGGATGAATTCCGCAAGAATGCGACAAAGTTCGGCTGGGAACTCTGGGATGTAGAATCTGCTACGGCGCCAGCGAAACAACAGCCAGCTAGTCTTGAGGCTTTGCATGGAAGGAAAGGCGCAGGTAGGTATCTTGTTGTTGATTTAGGGAAGAACGGAGAGCCTGCTAAAAGTTGAGTCTGCTGGGGATAGTTGAGGCTGTCGCTGCTGTTCAGATGGTGGGTGAAGCCAAAAGCCGTATTCCTGTTGGGTTGCGCGGCTTAACTTTCTATAGCGAAGATGACGAGTGGGTTTTCCTTTCGAGCGGTCACCCAAATATGTGCGTTGACTGTACAGATTATGAGGGCAATGTTTATTCGGGTACGGAGCTGCGCAGTGCTTTCCCGTATCATACAATTATAGACGAAAATACTATTGCGGCTTCTGTTCATCCTAACTGCTCTTGCCTGCTAATGAGAGCGATTTCTATGGGAGGTTTCCTATAGATGGGTGAAATTGCGTATGGCAGATATGAAGATGGCTTTAGGGCGATTCATAGCGCCTTAAGTGATTTGACAGCTCCGCCACCGGGGAAAAAGATTACAAAAATGGCTTTTTCTTGGAACCCCGACGGGACAGTTAGTGCAATCCGAGCCTATGACGGTGCAGAACTGCTTTTTGCTCTCAGCCTAACTTGGGATGTAAGCGGTCAATTGCAGGATATTACTCGCACTTGAAGCCTCTATGTTATAAGTTAAGTCTTTTATGCGGTTGGTTCCGTAACTTGAGAACCAAAGTGTTTGAGGTTTAGTTTGCTTTGGCTAGTGTGACTGCCGAGGATGTTCGAGATGTGCTTAATGTTGAGGATTCAGATATTCCTGACGCTAAAGTCCTCAAGATGATTAAGCGAGCCGAAGTGACTTTAGAGCTTGAACTACGCAAAGAACTTGACTATGCCAACTGTACGGATGCCCAGAAAGAAGCCATTACTGACCTAGCCGCCATCTATGCACTTTGCTTTTTAACGGGCGGGTCGGCTGTTGGCTTGAACTTTAGCGTAGGCGACCTCAATGCCAGCCAATCTTCGAAGCTGCCGAGTTTGGATGTGCTTCAAGGCGAGTTTAGCCGTCTGCTAGACAAGCTGAAGACGCCCTACATTGGGAGGGCTTAACCCTATGGGCACGGTTCCAGAAGCCTATTTTCAGTTTGTGATGCATTACGCGCCTTACTACTACGTGGTTCCCACTAACTTGGCTGCTGATGCGGCTGCTGGGCAGAGAAACGTCACGGTTGCTGATGGTTCGAAGTTTCAAGCGGATTTTCCTGTTGAAATCAAGGATTCCGCTAATAGCGAATGGGGTGAAGTTGAAAGCGTCCTCGGTAACGTTGTGACCCTCAAGAGTAATCTAGCCAACAGCTACTTTGTTTCAAAGGCTGCTTTGATGGAGGGTCCTGACCCTGCGTTTGGTCGTGGTACTTTTGCGGCTGCTTTCGCTATCGAGTTTCTCTGCGAAGCCTACTCGGCGCCTCAATATTCAGCGGTGCAAGCGGATGTCTTGGCAAAGATTGTCAGCCTAACAAATTGGCTTTTGACTCAGCAATGCACCGACATAGCGAGGACTGCGTATGGCGGCTTCAAAAGCGGGGAGTCATCGACTGACTATTGGAGCATTGACGCGGGCAGAGCTATCCCCGCCTTGCTGAAGGCTTACGCCGTAACGTCAACGGCTGCCTACTTAGACGCGGCAAAGTTGGCGGGCTACCCGTTCCTCTACAACATGCAGCGTCTGCCGGTGATTTTGGGTTTGCATGACGCCTACTATGGCGGCTTTGCTTCCTACGTTACTATAACCGATGGCTGGGAGGCGTCGATGTATGTCGAGAATCTCTATTGCCTCATAGGCTTAAAGATGCTCGCCGACACCTACGATACCGCTAACGCCCCAACCTACA